AAGCTTGTGAAACTTTGCTATATGCACAGCAGAGTTTCTTATGGCTGCGTTTAGTTTGTCCATCTGTCTTGCACTTATAGTTGTGTTTACTCTTTGCTGTGCCTGAACAAATTGCGTAGTTTGAGCACTTTTCATATCTGTTACAAGAGTAGTCAGCATCTTCATAGACTCAATCATCATCTCGTTTTGTTTTTGCTGTGCATTCATAAATTCCACAAACATTGCACCTGTACCACCACCTTGCAACATCTCTTTTTCAACTGCAATGAAATAACTTCTTACTTCTTTACCCTTTGGAGTACGTGAAGCCATTGAGATGTGCTTTGCTGCATCAGTTGTTATGATGTAGTCAATACGATTTTGACCAGTTCTTGAAAGCTCCCCTTTTTGGGCGAGCTTAATAAAATCAACATTTTCATCAAGACCTAAAGTATTGATTTGATTTTTTATCCAACTTGAAAAGTCTTTTTTAATTTCCAATGTTTTATGTAGCTCTCTTGCATCTACTGCGTTTAACTCTTGAGCACCTATAACTCTCTTTTCTATCTTAATCAACTCTTTCATGAGTTCTCCTTTTTGTTTAGTAAGTGTTTCTTATTCGAAACCTCTTATGCTGAAAGTATGGCATAAGAAACCTTAAAGTAACTTTTAATAAGTTTCTTATTCGAAACCAATAAGTAGCAAAAGAACTCTATAAGAAAACTTTTAATACAATAAACTTATGAAAGAAATACAATATAAAGATATAGCTGAATATACAGGCAAAAGTATCAACACAATAAAAGGGTGGAAGGTAAAGTTTCCTGCACTATTAGAACTTGTGAAGCTCGGAGCGTTCTGCAAAAAAAATAACATTACGATGGAGATGATAAAAAGCTGCATCGAGATCAAAAAGATGGCTACACAACAAGAGGAGACGAACAAATGATAAAAAATATACTTCTAGCAGCACTCATCAGTGCCTCTGCACTTAATGCTGCTGAAACAAAGCCACAATGCGCAAGACCTCTCAAACCTACATCGTTCGATGATAACAGAGCTATTCAAAACTACAATGATGATGTACACAGATACCAAGCCTGTATGAATGACTTCATACGAGAACACAAGGCTATTATTGACCGTGAGAGAAGAATAGTTAATGATGCAGTCAATGAATGGAACAACTTTGCCTCTGGCACATCTTCACACAACAAACGCAGCTCTGTATCAGCTCATACAGGCTCAACAGACGGACACCACACAGTTGACAATTCAGACCCTACAATGTTCTACAAAAACCTCAAGTTCTAAACACAAAATCTCTAAAAAGCTTCAAGTAGTACTAATGTACCTCTTGAAGTATAAAAAGCCCTTGTAGGGCATTATACACGCCTCTTTTTCCATCAAAAAGCCCTAAAACATCCACTTTCCAACAAACCACCGCACGTCTGCACACCTCCAACACCACCACAAAAATCGCCGCCTTTTGATTTTTTTTTGGCTTATTTTCGTATGTTCCGATTTTTCAAGAAATGTCAAAATATTTTTTGAGATGCTAATATACAAAATTATTGAATTGGATGCCAAAGGTATTGAATTGCCGTAAAAATGCTCATTTTTACGAAGGAAGTGGGGAGTGAGATGCGGGGGTGGATATTTTTTCGGAAGTTTCGGGTTTCGGAGTGGGCTGAAATGTTGTGAATTTGTGGAAAAGTTGTGATGATCTCTTTGAAAATCTTGCAAAAGTGCGTGATTTTAGCCTGAACCTTAATCGGTTTTAGGGCTTTTTTCCTGCACTTGGCTGTGTTTGACTTCTTTTTAGATGACTTTTTTATACTTTTGTTGGTACTAATTTTATGACAAGATGGTGCAAATAAGAGATTATTTTTGCTTCAATGTGAGGAGCAAGTGCGTGAACCTACCAAGAAATGTATCGTTTTTCCGGTGCAGGGAAGACGATAGTCATGTTCTTACAGGCATAAGCAGAGTGTGTAAACCTTTTTCCTGATGTCGGGAAGATGGTACGAGTGAAGTGGTGTAGCCTTGAAAATGTGTGGAATTTGTCATAAATATATTATTTTATTTATTTTAATATATTTTTATAGCCCTATTTTTAGGACTTTGGTGCATCTGTTTAAGTTTCAGAGCCTTATTCGCTACTTTTTGGCTTAAGGTTTGGCAGATAAATGTGAGTGAGTTGATGTGCTGGCTCTCATGCAATGATGCGTGTTGTGGTGTGTTATACCTGTATTGTTGTGTAACTGCTGATATGTTAGAGAGATAATGTCTGCGCTGTGATGTGTACCGCCTGCATTGTTGTGCTACTTTGCGATATGTCGGCGACATTGATGTCGTCTAGTCGGGGAGATAAGCTACTGCCGTGCCGTGCTGCCATCTTTTTTTGGTTTTTGGTTTTGGTGGAATGAGGGGGGGGGGTGTTCCCCAAGTAGTCGCTCTGTCTGAGCTACTTATGAGAGAATTGCCCTATGACTGTATGAATTTTACTTCATTTTCCCTAGTGAAAAAGGCTTAAAAAATTTTCAAATGGCGGCGAACTTTATACACTTTTAGGTAGTAACATTTCTTTACGGCAGTAGTAACGTTTCTTTACGAGGGGTAGTAACGTTTCTTTACACAATAATAATACCAATACATAACTATAATAAAAAAAAAGAGAATTGCTTATAATTTCTTAATTTGCATATCTGCAATCACTTTCCCAATAATCCTAAAATCTTCACAATCTGCCATAATATCAGGATAGATGTCATTGTCTGATTTTAAGAGTATCTCTTTTGTTTTGTGCTGTTTAAATATTCTCTTTACATAGACCTCTTCACAGAGATAGACTACATAGATCTTCCCGTCTATAACATCAGTACTATTTTTATCTATGAAAATTACATCCTCGTCGTTGATGGTTGGCTGCATAGAGTTACCTGTTACACGTATGGCTTCTATGCTGTCAGAGAGTGTCGGGAGCATATCTTTTGAGATGGTTATATTTGTAGGAGTACAGTCTCCATTTTCACATCCATGTCCTGCTGATGCTTGTATATCTTTGTAAAACGGAATAGATATACTGTTGTCAAGCAGTGCAGCAGTTTGAGTGATGTCATCAAGAAGCAGATCACTTTCAGAGCGTATCATCTCCCCTACTCCATCTTCGAGCCACTCTTTAGATACCTTAAAATGTTTGGCAAGTTTGAGAGAGTCTTTTGGTTTGATGTTCTTTGTATTACCCTGTTCCCATGCCTTTACCTTGCCGTCAGAGCATCCAAGTACATCTGCTAATTGCTCCTGCGTTACTCCAAACTTTTTGCGAAGAAGTTTTATTCTATCTGCTAAATTTTCCATAACATACCCTTTTTTATATCCAATTAAGTATAAAAACTATAAACTTACGGATATTATTAGTTATTTTGTATATTTTATTATATCAAATTAATACTAATTAGACTTGAAACAGGGGAGAACAGAGCATGCCAGAGAACATTTTTACCATCAAAGAGGCAGCGGCTCTTTTGAAAGTACCAGATAAAACAGTTGAAAATATCATAAGAGAGAAAAAACTTAGCCATTTTAAGATTAAGGGTAAAACTAGAATAAGTGACTCTCAAATACAAGAGTATCTCAAAAGTGTTGCAGTTGTGCGTGAGGATGCAAGTCGTGACATATAATATAAATATAAACCAAATTAAGGCTATTGAGTGGAAACTCTCAATTAAAGCAGCTCTAACAATGAGTAAACTATCAGACCTATCCTCATGGGCTGAAGCCGTTTTTCTTGATGGAAAAACATATCATATCCTCTACCGCTCAAAACTCCTCGAAGAACTCCCTATACTTGGAAAAAGTCTTCCTACAGTATCAAAAGCCCTCACAGAACTCGAAGAGAAAGAGATAATAGAGTCCATACACAAAAACACAGCTCCAGCATATAGGCTCACAGACAAAGGCAGGGAGTGGGTAAGTGATACTTCAAAACCAAAAAACGGCGAAAAAAGCAAAAAGTTCTCATTTCGCTTGAAGCGTGATCTTGAGTATGATGATCTCGATGCACAGTATAAAGAAAATCTAAAAAACGGCGCAATGAAATATATTGAAGAGAGCAACGCTAAACGCAGTACTTTTGATGATTTTATAAATCATAGAAAATCAAAGGGGATAGCTTACAAGAACTGGGCAAGCGCATTTAAAATGTGGGTGGCAAACTCTAAAAAATATGAGAAGCTCTCAGACAGAGCGAACCCATCAGATATGAACAACACTGGAAATATGGAGCTTTAGATGATACGCATACTTGATGGTTTGGTTTTACTCAAAGAGGTGGCTGAGATACGCGGCAAAGAGTACAGTGTGGCGCAGATAAAAAAGATACACGCAAACAACATAATCATTGTCCGACACACAGCATACATCTACAGAGCTGTTTTGTGCGAAAAAGCACAAAGAGAGGTCACACCTCTTGATGGATATGTGCCTCTTGGCGAACTCGTAGATTATTTGAGTGTGCAAAAGTCAATATTTCACGAGCGCATAGACTTTATGCAAAAGACAGGCGCACACTTCTTTGACTACAAAATAGTGTGCGGCATGCAGTATGTGAAAATAGACGATGAGTTTAGACACCTGCTTGAGAACTACCAGCCATTCTTGGCAAAACTCGGCGATGCAAGCAATGTCGTTGCCTGTAAGCTGCTTGGCGACTTGAAGATAGGATTTTACTAATGGCAAAAAACAGCGAATGGTTAAATACCGATGACTTAGCAGCAGAGTTTGGCATAGCAAAAAGCACACAGGCGAAGTATCGCAGCCAAAAGAGCATTCCATACTCAAAAGTGGGCGGCTTCATCTACTACAGCAGAGAGCTTATAAACAACTGGCTTATGCAGCATCTCGTAACGACAGGAGCAAACAGTGAACAGTAATATTTTAAACATAAGAGAGGTGGTACTCTCCACGCTGCTGAGCGCCAACGAGTATGAAAACATTGACATAAACGCAGCGATGCGCAGCGGCATTAACAGAGACTACTTTGAACTTGAAGAGCATCAGTGTATGTTCGATGTCATAAAAGTTTGCTATGAGGGGAACATCACTTATGATGAGAGCATAGTTGTAAACTATATGAAAAAAGCAGGCATCAACAGCCCTGAGCAGACAGTGTTGCAGATCATGGCGCAAAAGCAAGTACCTCAAAATACTTTTATGGAGTATGTCTCTTTTTTAAAGGAGCAGTATAAGCGAACAATGCTGCTCAAGCTCAATGCAAACATCGCAGAGCTTTTGCGAGATGAAAATGCACAGAGCGATGTAGTCATGCAAATGATGCAGAACTCATTAGATAACTTTTCATCACTCAATGTGGGAGCATATACAAGAAAACTCAGTGAAGTAAGAGAACTGCGAAAACAACAGCCTCCTGCACAGCGTATAAAAACAGGCATACCGTTCATCGACACAGTCCTTACAGACAAAAACGGCGACAAAGGCATACGCAACGAGGGTCTTTTTTTTATAAGCGGGAAAAAACAGAGCGGAAAGACATTTGTACTGACAAGACTTATAGAGAATGTTTCAAAAGAGCTGCCTGTAATGTTTGGAAGTATGGAGTTTGGGCAAGATCTCTATGATGAGAACATAGAAGAGCAACAAAAAGAGGGGATATTTGAGGGAAATATAGAGAATATATATACTTTTGATGCGCTCTACGATGTGAACCAGATCATAGCGGAGATACGCCTGCAACACAAACTACACGGCATAAAGCTTGTAGCACTTGACTCTATGATGCGTATGACAAACTTAGACCCTGAACTCAAGACAGATGAGCGAAGAATATCGGAGATGTTCTCAAAACTCGGAAAGCTTTCAAAAGAGATAAAAGTGCCTATTATCGTGGTGGTACAGAGTTCAAAAGAGGACTTGAAGTCAAGTGTGATTAGCGTTAAAGGGAGCATGAACGCAGACCATGAGGCGTATGTATGGTTTCATCTTGCAAAAACATTTCCAAAACAAGTTGATGATGAGACACGTACAGTTATTTGGAACAAAAACAAAGATACACATAAGCATCCTATACAACATCTTATGTTCGTACCGCAGACAAGTGACTTCTACAGGGTAGAGATGGATGAGAACGGACACGCAGGCGAACCACTCGACAAGTTTAGAAGACCTGCACCAAAGGTAGTGGAGACAGTCTATGAGACAGTGCCGCAACAAGAGACAAGCGCACATCCAACATACGATATGCCAGAGTTTTAAACAAAAAAAGGAGATTAGGAAAATGGCAAACATAGGAACAGTTTACACAGACAGTTACAAAGGCAAGGACGGCAACGAGGTTAAGACCATAGTGCTTGACATACGAACCATTACAGTGCGCAAGAAGTTTACACTCAGTGTAAACAAAGTGAAGTATGAAGATGGAGTTATAGACGTAAACAGAGTAGCAGCAGGCAAAGAGGAGTACCCAGATTATCATATTTGGGCGAACTTGGCAAACAGAGGAGAGAGCGGCAAGAGTGAGATAGTAGGGAGCATTAAAAATGCCATAAGCGAGGGTGGACTTGAGTACAAAAAAGGGAAGCTCTTTGACCCGTTCGTATCACGCTACAACATCTACTTCTCACTCTTTAAAGTCGAGAAAGAAAAAGCGAAGTTTGCAGGGCACATTTATGATGTGGTAGCACAGCCTTATGTCAAGCAAAACAGCTACAACAACGCTCAAAACGCAGCAGCAACACCAAACTACGATAATGTAGATACAGGCAGTGCGCAGCAGTATGGCGGAGATGCACAAGAGGCAGACGAAGTCTTTTAGCAGATGAGCAGCGATGTAAAAAAGGTACTCATAAAGAAAAAAACAGAGCCTATCCGCTTGGCGATGTGTAGAAAAGATCTCCTACACTTTGCACGCTACATCTTTGAAGAGGAGTATGAGACTCCACTTTTAGAGAGTTGGTATCATGGGCTGCTTACAACTGCACTTATGAAAGTAGCAAGCGGAGAGGTTACACGCCTCATCATAAACATGCCACCAGCGTATGGAAAGACAGAGTTCGCAGTTCGGCTCTTTGTCTCGTGGTTCTTAGGTAACGCACCAAAGAAGCGCGTCATATACACCTCGTACTCAGATGACCTCGCCACAAAAACACCAGCAGAAGTAAAAGAGATCATAAAGTCTCAAAGCTACAAAAAAGTGTTTGAGAATGTAGAGCTAGGACGCAAGACAGCAGATAAAGAGTGGTACTTAGAGAGCAAAGGCGGTATGTACTCCACAACCGTAGGCGGTGGTATTACAGGCTTTCACGGAAATGTCGTCATCATAGATGACCCTATGAAAGCCATAGAGAAGAACTCGGCATCTACAAGAAAGATGGTTACAGAGTTTTACATAGGCTCTATATCTTCACGTCTTAGAAAAGACGACCCAAACTCTGCCATCATAGTCATCATGCAAAGGCTGCACGAAAAAGACCTTGTAGGCTACCTGCTCGAAGAGGAGCAAGGGATGTGGACGCACTTAAACCTTACAGGCATAGAGAGTGAGCAAAAAGTGTACGACTTCTTTGACTTCCACTACAACAGGGCTGCACATGAGCCTCTCAACCCTCACTTTGAAGATGTAAAAGCACTTGAGAGACAAAAACAGGTCATGCACGAAGACTGGTACTCACAGTATATGCAAGACCCTAAAACCATAGAGACAGGCTATGTCAAAGAGGAAGATTTTGTAAGTATCGCGCAGTGGGAGCTTACAGAGGACAACAAGTGCATAAGCATAGACCCTGCACAAAGTACAAAAGACACAAGTGACAACAGAGCCATAAGTGTGGTAGGTGTAGCACTTTCCCCTGAGAAAATAGAGCTGTTCAATGTCTATGGAACGTGGTTTGGAAAATGGAGCAATGAAGAGTTTGTGCAGCAGATCATACAGGTCATGATGCTCTATAGAGGTGTGCCTGTATTTATGGAGAGCAGCGGCGGCGGTATCATCACTGAACAGTATTTGAAGAAGCAGATACAGCAGGTAAACTATGAACTCAAGCAGCAGAATAAGCCCATACTCACAAACAGAGTCGTACTTTTTAACCCAAAAACAAAGATAAGCAAAAACCAGAAAATAGACCAAAGTGTAACCTGCCTTAAAAATCATCAGATACGCTTTGTGGTGGGCGCTACAGGCACAGAGCAGGTAAAACAGGAGTACAAAGGTTTTCATCCTGAAAAGGACTCCAAAGAGGATGACTGTATGGAGACCATAGCAAATGTAGTGGTAAACAACTTTGTACCTGCAAAGAGCAGCAAAATAAACAAGCAAAAAGATGGCATAAGCATGGCAATGTCGGGAGAAAAAACAAGACGAAGCAGCCGAAGAGGAAGATGGAGAATTTGAAACAGACAAAAAAATATACCACTTAGCAAAAAATAAAAAGGTACTATACTCGAAAATAGACAAGTTGGAGAGAAACAACATGGCATACAGAGAGATAGAAGCATATAACAAGACGGGTACATCTTGTAAAATTGTGCATAAAGACGGTGTTGATGACATCATAATAGATAGTACCGAGCTAGGAAATGGGCTTGCAGCGATATCAGAAATAGGCAATGTTCAAAATGGATATGATTTTCCAAAAACAGCAATAGATAAATTATTATCAGACGCAAATAAAGGTTTAAAAAGCGATGTCACATACATAGTAACTGGTGACAGTACAAGGCACAATGATTTCAATGAGATGATACCTTACTATGAAGAGCAACTAGCTAAAATAAGTGTAAATGTTGTTAATAATTCTGCTAGTGGGCAAACAGCACTTGATTGGCTAAACAACACAGACCAAGTAACTATAAACCAATGTATGGATGCTTGTATGGGAGAAGATGGAGAGAACACAATTATTGAGTTTTCTTTTGGTATAAATGATGCTGGGACTGGTGCAGGTGATTATGCCTCTCTTAAAGCAAGAATTAAAGATTGTATAGATGCAATATTTCTTGCAAAACCACGAGTAAATTTAGTATTAGCCACACCTGTTCCTACTAATGGCTCAGTTGATAACTTTGCGCCTCAAGTCTATAGTGATCTAGCATCAGAGTATGGATTACAGCTTGTTGATACAACAATAAATGATGTACCAAGAAATAACAATCCTAAGTTTGCGCATGACACTACGCATCCGAACAAATATGGCTCACGCCGTCTTGTAAATTATATCTTAAATGAGATAGTTCCAGAGCCATTGAAGATTTATATGACTATGGAAGATATGGAGATAAAGACTCCTCCAACTCCAATTGAGCTTGGAGATGGTTTAGTATCTGATGGATATTGGAATACAGGAACAGGTAATCTTGAAGGTGCTGGCTCTGATTGGAGAAGAACTACAAATAAGATAGCAGTTGAACCTAATTTTATAGTGCAGATAGCACATAATGGAAACCAATGGGCAATAGTGTTCTTTGATGAAAATGAGAATTTCTTAGAGTCAGTAGGTGCAGGATATGTAGATGTAGGGCTTAGAGAGGTAACAGTACCAACAGCTGCTTGGTATATGGCGTTCAATATCACGTCAGATGTGAACTCTTACCCAGATACTACTTTTAGCGTTAAGTATAAAATAGATAAGTCTGGATGGCTGAGTGTAGATGAAATTAATGAAAATCTTACACTTGGTTTTCCTAGACAAACACACGCTTATGTGAGTAAGGGTGGATATAAGGCAAGTATTGAAGATGTTGATTTTATACAACAAGGTAAAAATCTCTTTGACAAAGACAATCTCATTGTAAACAAATACTTGCCATCAAATGGATATGAAGGGGATAGTGACAACTACTCATACACAAATACACTTGTAGAAGTAAAACCATCTACAGTTTACCACACAAATGTTGATTTGAGATATATTATGACGTACGATAAAAACATGAAGCGTGTATATCCTAGTGTGACACCAAGCTCAGTAGCAGCGGGAACATTTGTAACAAACCCTACTGCAAAGTATGTAAAGTTTACAATATACAATACAGCAGATATAAATACAGTACAGATTGAAGAGGGTGAGATAGAGACATCTTATGAAGCGTTTGGCTATGACATTGTGCTTCCTAATGGGAAAAAAGTAAGACTATAAACAGGAGATATAAAATGGAAACAACAACACAAGAGATCATCTATCAAGTGATAGTAATAGCAGTAGGTTTAGCAGGTACAGTTGTACTTGCTGGGATTAAAAAGTATTTAGGCACTAAAGAGGAGTGGGCTAAATATGGCTTTGATAAAGAGCAGATAGACGACTTGCTCACTAAAGCAGTACTGTTCGCAGAGCAAAAAGGTAAAGAGTATGCTAAAGAAAACGCAAAATACTTAGCAGGTAGCGAGAAGCTTAAAATAGCAAAGCAGTATATTGACAGGATTGATAAAAATGTAGTGACTAATTATGCCACAGAACTTGACGACCTGCTGACTACTAAAGTAGCAGAAATGTACGGCACTGATTTGAGGAAGTAACCTGCCGTGAAACTCTTTCAACTCCCAAAACTCCTCCTGCCATTCGGCTACGGTCTCACTATCGGTCAATTCGTCTTTATAAGAAAAGGCTTGAGTGATAGCGATAGGGGATATGTCACGGCACATGAGTACAGACACACTTTACAGTTTAAAGAGTATGGCTTTTTTCGATTTGTCTATCTCTATACAAAAGAGCTGCTGCGACATGGTTACTACCTTAACCGTTTTGAGATAGAGGCTCGTGCGTATGGGGATAAACATAAACACGAGTTTATGTAAAAGCGCGTAAATTTAAAACTCATAAAAATATACACCACTTAAAGCAAATTAAAAAGGTACTATTTTCATACAATAAACAGAGGTTTTTGCATGAGAAAAGTAGTACTTGACATAGATAAACTCGGACTAAGTGTCGGCGATACCATAGGCATTTCGCTTGTAGATAAAATGGGCAACATCGCAACACAGGAACACTACTACAACAAAAACTTCATCTTGCAAACGCAGCTCTTTGAGTGTGAACTTTTTGAAAACGACCTGCTGCACAACGAAACTTTTTACAGATTAACCCTCCCTACAAATGAGCAGTTCAACTTTAGAGTTCACGCCAGCGAAGACTCAACACCGCTTGACATGTTCGCCCTCTTCTCTCTTGGCTGCTATGATAGCATCATACGGCGCGAAAATGAAAAGCTTGTTGTTGTAGATGCTGCGTTTGTAACAGAGCTTGAAAAGTACTTCAGAGGCGAGTCGTATCACTTTACACCACTTCAAAGAAACCTCGTAAATCTCTATGAGAACTACTATGCACAAGAGATACGCCCTACAACAAGAACTATAGATGCAGTTGAACTGCTCGACAGATATTTATCTCAAAAAGGAATGAAATAGCATGGAAACACCAACAACCGACAGCTTTATAGAAAACGTAAACAAAGTCGCTGCCAATCTCTCTTCTATCATAGAGTCCATAGGTCTCTTTGACAACAATGTCATAGACAGACTTGAGCAGCTCGCAGGACTTGACATCTCACTCATCACACAAGATTTAGACAAAGGCAACTATCTTGGTAACAGAAAGATGGACATTGACCTCGCACTTAATAACAACTCTACCACCTCAGAGGTCTCTTACTCAAAAGCAGTACTGACACTCAACAACGGTGTTTATGTAAACATTGACTTTGCAACAGAGGACAGTGACGGCAATACGGTCATAGAAGAGATCACATCATACACGGCACTCTATACAAAGATCGTTGATGGCATTAACGAGCATAATGCACACGAAGCAGATGCCACAAAACACGTAGTGAACTACGAAATAGATGTCATCAATGAGACCATAGATGCACTCCCTACCCTCCTGCGCATCAGAGATGTGGACGGAAGTGCGTGTAACATCGACCGCGTTACACTCAGTGTCTATGCAGGCGGACTGCCTATAGACTCAAACCCGTCTTACTTTTGGACGAAGACCACATCAAGCTTACAGGTACTTGCAAACAGAGTCGGGGACATCATCACACTCGGAGAGAGCATAGACAAGATCATAGCTCTCTCGGACAAAGAGGATGAAATAGCCTATCTCTATGAAAAACGAACAGAGCTTGAGTCACTCAACAACGAGCTGCTTACCATCATTAACATCAATGCGAACATGGGCATCATAGAGAATGTCAATGCGAACATCGCAAACATCACAGCCGTAAATGACATAGAGACGGCAGTGACAAGTGTCGCAGCAAACGCAGCGAGCATTACAAATGTAGATGCAAACAAATCTGACATAGACACAGTGTCACTCAACATCACAAAGGTTAAAGATGTAGCAGCCAATGAAGCAAACATTAACACAGTTGCAAATAACAAGCCAAACATTGACAGTGTTGTTACACACATGGCAGAGATCACAGCCGCAGAGTCAAATGCACAGACAGCTACACAAAAGGCAGCAGAGGCAAGCGGGTATGCAGTAGATGCAAAAGGCTACAGAGACGAACTTACATCCCTCTCCACACAAGCCATCAGTGTTACACCATCAACACCGCCAGCAGCATCGTACAACTCAAGTACAGGGCTGCTCTCTTTTGCCATTCCTCAAGGGGTCAAGGGAGACAAAGGGGATGCTTTTACCATAGACGCAAGCGGTACAATAGCAAACAGAAGTGTTTATGATGACCAAAGCACAGGTTTCTCTTACCTAAGTGTAGATGAAGACCCTACACAGGTATACTTCAAAAAATCAAGTGCAAGTGCAGACTGGAGTGTGGGCGTTGCGTTTGGTAAGGGAGACAAGGGAGACAAAGGAGACAAAGGAGACGGCATACTCTCAGTTGTAAAAACGGCAGGAGACGGCAGCGCAGGCACGGTCGATACCTACACCATCACTTTTACAGATGGCTCTACTACTACCTTTGGTGTAAGAAACGGAGCAGATGGTGGTGTGAGTAGTGTTGCAGGTAAAACTGGTGCGGTCACACTTACAAAAGCAGACGTAGGACTCTCAAACGCAGACAATACCTCAGATGCAGCAAAACCTATATCAAACGCAGTACAAACTGCGCTCAATGCAAAAGAGGATGCGGACAGTTCTATACTTAAAGCTGCAAACATCGGTGTAGATGTGCAGGCATACAACGCGGCAACAGTCACAGATGCCTCGTATGTGCATACAGACAACAACTACACAACGACAGAGAAGAGCAAACTCGCAGGTGTGGAGACAAACGCGAACAAGTACATACACCCATCATCTCATGCAATGAGTATGATAACAGGGCTTGTGGATGCCCTTGATGCAAAAGTAGATAATTCACGTGTACTTACAGATGTTCCAGCAGGTGCGACATTTACAGATACATGGAGAAGCGTAAGCGACAGTGTCACATCAACATCATCAACGGTAGGCGCGAGTTCAAAAGCTGTAAATAGTGCGTATAATCTTGCAAACTCAAAACAGCCATACAACGCAAACACGGTCATAGATGCCTCGTATGTGCATACAGACAACAACTATACAACGACAGAGAAGAACAAGCTCGCAGGTGTGGAGACAAACGCGAACAAGTACATACACCCATCATCTCATGCCATGAGCATGATAACAGGGCTGGGAGATGCACTAGCAGCAAAGGCGGATACGAGTGCGGTTTATACAAAAACAGAGATAGATGATACTCTGACACAAGGTGCAGGCAGCGGTGTTAATGCAGATAAACTTGACTCAAAAGAGTTATCCGTATCATCTACAGGAAATACAGTAGTCCAAAGAGATGCATCAGGAGATATTAACGCAAGACTCTTTAGAAGCGAATACGACACTGCTAATCCAACTATTGGTTTTATTATGACACAGGTAAATACTGACTCTGATAACTATATAAGACCAAGTACGCCTGCGCAGCTAAGAGCCGCTCTCTCTGTTTACACAAAATCAGAAGCAGATACAAAGTTCATCACATCACAGCGTGCTGTAAGCGACAGTGTCACATCAACATCATCAACGGTAGCGGCGAGTTCTAAAGCTGTAAAGAGTGCGTATGATTTGGCAGCTTCAGCATCTTCTATGCACACAGGATTGAAAAATATACTTTTAAATGGAGACATGAGTATAAATCAAAGAGGATTTAGCGGAGACTGGAGCACTATTCATAATGGGAATTTCGGATATGACAGATGGAAAAAAGTTGATGCCTCCACAATAGTGCAAACAGTAGAAGATGGAGGGTATATACCATCTACGACCTATGTATTAAGCGGAACAAATGTTACAACAACAGTTGTTACATCTCCTGCAAGCGGAAACTGGGAAATTCCTGCAATACCAAATACCGCAACAAATGTGCAGTTAGAGCTTGGAAACACACCTACATCTTTTGAGAAAAGACCACTCGCATTAGAGTTGTCTATGTGTCAAAGATACCTAAAAATAATACGTCCTAGCAGCGCAAACGGAGGAGGAATTGTGGCAAACGGTTCACTTGGCGGTACTATATTTAAATGGCCATATATATCTCCTGTTGAAATGGCTAAAGATATTGTTTATATAAACATATATGGTAGTTTTTCTATATCATATATAACAACTGACAATATCCCAATATCTATTGATGTGGACTCCTCTACGGCAGGACTATATACTACAAATAGATCACAATACTCATCTCTTGCACAAGTGAAATTAGCTGATACTTTATCACATCATGGGCTGCCTGCGACACTGTATTTTAAATCAGATGTGAATGCAAGAGTAGAGATACTTGCAGAAATATAATAATTAACACATAAAGGATACTAACGTGCCATTCAATCATTTTAGCGAAATAGATAAGACTGCAAGCATAATAGCTGCAATAGCAGGAGTTTGGGGAGCAATTCTAAGCTTCTCAAGAAGAGACTGTAAAAATCACAACTTTTGTCAAAAGTGTCTCTTCTTTGTGTTTGATATGATCGTAAATGTTGGAATAACAATGCTTATATATATTGGATGTATAGGATATGGTTTTAATGAACTTACAAGTGTTGCTATTGCGGGATTTTTAGGGCATCAAGGAACTCGCAGTATATATTTAATGGAACTTATTATTGCAGAAAAACTTGGAGCAAAAGCAACATTTGAAGAGATAAAGAGAGAGGGTGATGACAAACTTTAACAAAGCAGTAGCAAAAACACTCATTCATGAGGGCGGTTATGTCTTTGACAAAAATGACAGAGGCGGTGAGACGAACTTCGGTATATCGAAGAGAGCTTACCCAGATGTTGACATAAAAAACCTTACAGTTGCAGGTGCAAAAGAGATCTACAAGCGTGACTACTGGGATAGACTCCGCGCAGATGAGATAAAGTCACAGGCTGTAGCGAGTGAACTGTTTGACACAGCAGTCAATATGGGAGTGCGCACAGCCTCAAAACTCCTGCAAACGTGTTTGGACGTACACCCAGACGGCTTTATAGGCAACATTACACTCTCTAAGCTAAACGCAGCGCAAGAAGAGACACTACTACTGCGTTTCAAGCTTGCAAAAGTGGCACGCTATGCCTATCTTGCACAGAAACGTCCAGCAAACAGAAAGTTTTTGCTTGGCTGGATTAACAGAACATTAGGAGCTTAAATGGGTTGGATGGATTTTCTCGGGGGAAATATAGTAGAGAGCGTAGGAAAGGTAGCAGATGAGCTTGTCACAAGTGACGAAGAGCGCATGGAGAAAGAGAACGAGCAGCAAAAGACAGAACTGAACTACAAAGCAAAAATGCGTGAGAGTGATGTCAAAGAGCAGGCTATTTACTTACAAGACAAACAAGATGCAAGAGAGATGAACAGCTCACTTGTAGCTTCAAAAGACTGGCTTGTAAGAAATACTGGCAGCCTAATGGCTTGGTTCATAGTGCTCGGTACTGTAGCACTTGATTATATGGTAGTGTTCAATGGACTCTCTGAGAGTGTAAAAGACAAAGAGGTGCTTATGTTCATACTCGGCGCTATGAATACATACACAGCAAACGTCATAAGCTTTTACTTCGGCAGTTCAAAGACTGAAGCAGACAAGAACAGAGTAAAGGCTCTGTAATGCCTACACAAAAACAGCGTAACTTTGACAAAGCATCCATTGTAAAATCAAGAGAGCTGCAAGAGCTTATAGATACGCTTAACAATACTACCGTAGGCAATTTGCAGTCGCAAATAGATTTGATAAACACAAAAATAGATGCAATAGCGGGAGTGTTTTCAATACTTTTCAACACAAACGGAACACTCTCAAGTGAAGCATACACTACGCACACACATAATTACGAAGATGAGACCATAGCAGATACCGCAGACGGAACAGGTACAAGTTCTACTGCTACAAAAACAACGACAGGAGTGGCATAAGATGGCAATAGATATGGCAGATATAGAGAGTATTTACGATACATTTCTACAAAAAGGGAGCGAGAAGCTCATCGCCTTACAAAAAGATGTAAACATAGAAGATGAGACCATAGCACAGGTTACAAGTGACATCATTGTAGGTGCGATGAACACCTCTCTTCAAGCAGTGGAGATGCTCAAACGTGTCGAACTCTTAGAGAAGCAAATTGTAACAGAGACAAACAGAGCAGCAGACATTGCATCAACAACAGCAGTAAGAGACGCGCAGTCTGTAAAAGATCTGGCACTTAAAGACAAAGATATCGCTCTTAAAACTGAGCAGCTCGTCACAGAGACAAACCGTGCAGCAGACATTGCATCTACCACAGCAGTAAGAGATGCACAATCTGTAAAAGATCTGGCACTTAAAGACAAAGACATCGCTCTTAAAACTGAGCAACTCGTCACAGAGACAAACCGTGCAGCAGACATCGCATCGACAACAGCAGTAAGAGATGCACAATCTGTAAAAGATCTGGCACTGAAAGAGAAGCAACTCGTCACAGAGACAAACCGTGCAGCAGACATTGCATCTACCACAGCAGTAAGAGATGCACAATCTGTAAAAGATCTGGCACTGAAAGACAAAGACATCGCACTCAAAGACAAAGACATAGCGCTCAAAACTGAGCAGCTTGTCACAGAGACAAACCGTGCAGCAGACATTGCATCAACAACAGCAGTACGAGATGCGCAGTCGGTTAAAGATCTGGCATTTAAAGAGAAGCAAATTGTCACAGAGACAAACCGTGCGGCTGATGTTGCATCGACAACAAATGTTCGTAACACACAGGCAGAGAAAGACAACCTCATAAAAGATGAGCAGTATCTTACACAACAGTTGCAAAACGGCGGGCTGAAGTATGACTACACGTACAACGCAGATGGAAGTGTGGCAACAAAAACACTCATCAACGGCGGCGGCAAGTCTATTTATGAGATACAGCAGGAGAAACTCAGTGCAGACAAAGCCTTTGTGGATGAGCAGAAGATACAGCTTTCATACTCAGTCATCTACAACAACCGCATAAAGTCACTAGACAACTACTCAGATATGATAGGAAACTTAGGAGTCGGCGGCTTTGTAATAAGCAGCGACATGTGGGAAACATACTTCAAAATGATAAACGACATATACATCAACTCTGGAGATACACCTGTGAACTCTGAAATAACAGCTCCAGCAGATACGACACTGACAAAGGTGTAAGATGGCATCTGGCAATGACTTAGTAGTTATCGGTGGTGGCGGTGGCGGCTCTGGCGGAGGAGGCAACAATAACGATGCTGGAGATCAAGGAAACCATCATTTAGACATTGGCTCAGGCGGGGGAAGTGGTGGCGGAACGCCGCACCAACAAGAGCAATATAAAATAGACTTGGCACTACGAACAGGTTCACTTGAAGATATTAGGCATCTTTTAGCAGCAGTAAAAAGAATGGCTAATGATTACCCTGCAAATAATTTTGATGGGTGGATAAACACCTTAGAAACAAGACTTCAAAAACTTACAACTCTTACAAATGTAGAACATCTTGAAAATGAGAGAGATGCTGATGGAAAAGAGTTTAATTGGAGTTTCGCATACCTACCTCCTCCGCCACCTGGACTTGATTTGTCTGCTTTTACACATCGCAACATACCTGCAAGCAAGTATGCTACGTTTCATATAAAACACGATGTAAATAAATGGATGGCAGGCGGTAGTCTATATGATGCACCACGTGCGGGAAATGTTCTCTTTAATGTCATAGGAGATCTTAACACTACAAGATTTTTAGGACTAGAAGATAAAAACTTCTCCCCAGAACTCAATAAAGTGTTTGCTAATCCTGAAGTATTTAGAATCCTAAATGTTACAGCAGGCGGTACATCTTCCAAACAAGAAAATCATCATTATATGACTCACTCTTCGCATACTGATTACTATGACACACTTCCAACTATACCAAAACACGGTGTTGAAGATAAGCAAAAAGACCAATTTTTGCGTTGGGAAGATGACATTAATAAAACGGTAGATAAAGCCATAAGAGATATAGGAGATACACTTGGAGATGTTTTTGGCTGGTAAAAAGCTAAAACTCTCAGAACGATATACCACTTATGATTTTTTTTATTACTACAATACATACAATATAAAACTTTAAGGATACGAAATGGGTAATGAAGCAAAAGAGAGCGTAGTTGATGAGATGCAGGAGATGTTAGGGCTTGGCGAAGAAGAGCCTGGACAAGAAGAGCCTGAACAAGAAACAGAGGAGACCGAAGAGGAGACCGAAGAGGAAACCGAAGAAGATAGTGAGCCAAAGCTTGAAACTACTGCCGTGACACAAGAGCAGATAGATCTTAACAAAGAGATGGCAAAGCTTGATCTCAAGATAGAAGAGCTTGAGAGTAAGAGCGTTGATGTAGATGCCTTTTATGCAAACATCACAGACCATCTTACAGAAGATGAGCAGCAGCTTGAGTTTGACGACAAACCTGCATATATGAAACTTGTCAATAAAAAACTCAATGAGTATGAAAAAGAGCATGCACACAGCGATGAAATAGAAAAACTCAAAGAGCAAAAAAAAGAACTTGAGGGTGTTTATGAGAGACAAAGTGCCATCATCGAGGTAAGCAACAGATACCCTGATTATAACCATGAGAAGATTATGGAATATTTTCAAAATGATCTGAGCAAAAAAGAGCAAGATGCCATTTTTGCAGACTCAAACTCATACGCAGATGTATATGAGAACACATACAAAAAGTTCAAAGGTGTAAACCCTACAAAGGTAAAGAGTGAAAAAGCGCCAAACATTCCAAATGTAGATAAAGTAAGAAAAACAGTGACCTCTACAAAAGAGATAGGCGATGCACTTGCAGATGAAGAGGAACAGCTCAAAGAGGCTTTAGGGCTGTAACTATGACACAAGGAGAAACAGATGGATGAAAACAAAGCAGTAGAAGCACCAAAGCGAGACGAGTGGGAAGTAAAAGAGGATTTACGCGCAGTAAGGCGTGCTATTGAAATCTTTAAAGACAAAGCACGTTTAAAAGATGTGCAGGAACTTATTAAAAAGAAACAGGGTACAGAGAAAGTCATTGATGCTATTGCAGAGGGTGAAGACCTGAACAAAGCGCTGGGGCTTTCGTAAGTAAATAGTTTTTGACCTACCTTAAACTAGGTAGTAATGCATGAGATGAGCCTAACCCTTACAGTATCCTCTTAGCATTACTATCTACTTTAGGGTAGGCAAAAGATGAAGATGTCATGACGGCATCTATCAAAACAAAACAAAGGAAAAGATATGGGAAGTGTTTTTGGTGGAATGTCAGCACAAGATTTTTTATCTGATGCAGACACAAAAGTATCGTATAGCCAGTCGGTTACGCGTGGTGTTACAAGAAAGAGTAAGGTAAAACCGTTTATCTCAACAAGTGAGAGTGACAACACAAGCGTTATTAAAGCGGTTAAGAAGCCATGTGAACTCGGAAGCGTTGTTGCTTTAGAGCTTGAAGATGAACTCGTAGAGAGTGGTGCAGTCGGAAATGTGGACTTCTCGGCAAGCGGCGAAGAGCTGAAGCAGATCAAACAGTTTGTAAAAGTGGACAGATGGCAACACGCTGTACCATCAACGCAGTCTATTGTAAATCAAAGAAACGCGGACAAGTTTAAAAGCCGTGCAAAGAACTCTTTGACAAACTGGGGAACAATGAAGTTCGACAAGGTATTCTTTTCGGCAATGAGTGCTGATTGTACGAACATTGTGGCGTGTGGGCATCATTCAGATGCGACAACTGCAAACATTACTCAAGCAGATGTGCTTACAACAGCAGATGTAGAAGAGTCAAAAAACAGAGCATTGTTAGGGCTTGATGCAGCAGGTAATCAAACTGTACCGCCACTCATTCCTATTAAGACAACTCAGAACGAGAACTTAGGCTACTATGAAGACGTAGAGTTCTTTGTAATGTTCGTTGGAACAAACACAGCGCGCCACATTAAAAATGATGCGAACTGGGCAGATGCTCGTAAAGATGCACTAGAACGCGGGAAAACAAACCCTATCTTCACAGGTGCTTTAGGTTTCTGGGATGGTGTTTTACTTCTTGATGTCAAGACAGACACACCTCGTCAGTCTGGTATTTTAACATCGAAGTCTAAGTTTGTAGGTTTTGGAAATGTGAAAAAGTCTGATCTTGGTATCTACGCTGGGCTAAACGGACAAGAGACAGAGATTAACCTTTTAATGGGTGCGAGTGCATGTCACATCGTTGTAGATCAAGGTGTGGCGTATTATGACTGGGCAGACAAAAATGACCCTCGTAGAATGAACGCTGGTATTGACAGAGTGTACGGGCTTGCAAAAACGAAGTATGATGCAAGTGCAAATGACGGCATCCTTGAAGATAGTATCTTTAACGGAAAAGACTACGGTGTTATCGCAGTAGTTGCATCAACTGGTAAATAAGGAGTAGTTTTATGGCTATTACAGTAAAAAGAAAAAACCGTGAAATCAGAGACACGGGTACGGTGTGCGCAACCTTTACGGGTGCGGACGTAGGTTCTACTATTGATTTCATGGGTATTCCAGAGGGTTTTAGAGTAGTGGGTGTGAACATCACAGTAGAAGAGGCTTTTGCAAATGCTGATAACAAGATCAGTGTGGGCATTGAGGGAGATTTGACACGTTTCATTGGACAGTCGGCTGTAAATGCTTTAAATGGTTACGGCTTTAACAACAAACAACTCACAGCTCCTCAGTCTATGGCTATTGTTGCAGATGTTGTAGGAACTGCAAGTGCGACAGGGAAAGCGGTCGTTACTGTATCTTATGTCAAGTTGCCTGTTTCTAAGCAAGAGTATTAGGAGCTGGTTATGGCTAAAGTACATTTTGAACCAATGTGTGCTGTTAAGTATGTCGGTGCTAAGGCTAAGGACTTCAATACCTCCTTAGCCCGACCAAAGCCGAGACTTAAAAAGGGTGACATCGTCATCGTAGATAAAAAGACATCTTTTAACCTTATTCAAAAAGGGTTCGGGGAGTTTGTAGAGGTAAAGAGCATCTCTTTTACAAAGGCTGACGCAGAAGCGCAGGAGATGGAAGATGCACTTACAGCAGAGAATGAAGACCTCATAGCAGAGCTTGAAGCACAAAGAGCTATGAATGAGAAGCTGCTTGAAGACATACAGGTTTTACAAGCAGCAAACAAAGAGGAAAACGAGTAGATGATAAGCGCTCACGACTTTATAATTTTGGTACAAAACGACTTGCAGGACAAGTCTGAGCATTGGAAGCGTGAAGCGCTCTTCGCAAAGTTGCAGGGAAGCTATGCTGAACTGCAAGCTGATCTGCCTTTTTTTGTGTTTAATCAGATAATAGATACAACAAAAGACAAAGAGGAGTACTACCTCCGACACCGCCCTTTACAGAATGTTTCGTGCGCAAGCGATCATGTTGCATTTGAGTTTACGGAGGTAGAGAACTTTTACGCACTCAAGAAAAAGAATAGATACACTTTCAATGAAGACGTGCTGCTCCTGCGCAGAGCAGAGAAAAGAGATGAAATCATAGAGGTAACATACAAGTATGCAAAAGCGCTTGAGACACTTAACTGTAATGTAGAGTTGCCTGATCGTTTTCATACAGCACTGCGCTACCTGATGATGGCAAGACTTCATGAGAAGCCGACACTCAACTCAAAGCAGAGAAATCTCAGTGCCTATTATTTGAAACTCTATGAGACAGAGATACTCAAGCTCAAGCGTGACAAACCTACACGGGTAAAGAATATAACTTCAAACTTTCAAAGGATATAAACTATGGCATGGGACAGCAAAGATACAGCATTGGCAATACAGGGTGTAGGTTCACTCGCAAGCGCATGGGGTCAGTACGAGAGCGACAAAAAGAGAAACAAGCTCCTGCAAAAACAACTCGACTACGAGCAGCAACAAAACGACATCGCAAACCAGAAGCAGGCACAAGCACAGGCAAGCCTTGACAATGCGTTTGATACAGCAGACCTTAATCTGAACAAGAAGAAGAAAAAGAAAAACCCTCTTGATGCGGCAATAGATACAACTACGCCAACGGTATAAGTGCCATGTTTGAAGATACAACTACACTCATTGAGTGGCTCAGAGAGTCGGCGTACCACTTTAAAAAGACAAAAGAACTCTCTCAAAAAGCAAGAGAGTATTACAATGGAGACCAACTTGACAGCTTTATAAAGAATGTGCTGGCAAATCGTGGGCAGCCAGAACACTACGAAAACCAAATAGCAAAGCACAACAACTCTATACTGGGATTTAAAAAGAACAGAGAGGTAGAGATAAAGCTCTTTGGACGACAGCAGCAAGACAGAGCAAGTGCAGATGTTCTCAACGCAATTTTAAAAGCCATAACACAGGTAAGCAGCTACACAACAGAAGTTGATGCTCTTGATGACACACTGAGTCTTGAGGGTGTGGCAGTTGCAGAGCTGAGTGTCACGGCTACGGGAGAGTATGACGAGTTTGGCAGAGAGCATAAAGACCTTGACATCAAGCAAGTGCCACCCGATGAGATATACTTAGACCCTTTTTCACGCGGGAAAAACTACAATGATGATGCACGCTACCTTACACGCTGCTTTTGGATGGACGCTGATGATCTACCAAAGCTCGGCTTTGATGAGAGCAAGACAAAAGAGCTTACAAATGTGAACTTTGCAAGCTCTATGGTAGAAGATGACATACAGACAGACAAGAGTTTTAGAAAAAGAGTACTCCTTGCATACACATGGTACAGAAAGTTTGATGCAAAGAGTGGACGCGACAAGTTCTACTACTGCTTTTGGAGTGACAACACTATTCTCTTGCAAAACGAGTCTCCTTTTTTGGCAGAGGGCTTTCCTTATGAAGTTGAGTTTTTGCACAGAGACTTTAAAGGCGACATAAAGTACTGGGGATTGTACAAAGACATCATTCCTTTACAGGACTCCATAAACTACTCGAAGCTGCGTTTACAGAATATGCTTGCAAACAACAAGACACTCATTAACAAAGGCGCACTTATAGATGAGGATATAGAACAGTTCAACGAAGAGTACTCGCTCGATGATGCTACGGTTATGGTAGAGGACATCAACGGTATTAAAGAGGTCAAGCAGAATGTGCAGATACAGCAGATACTCAACATCATCATAGACTCACGCAATCAGATAAGCGAACTCTTAAACGCAAACAAAGAGATGCTCGGTGTGGCAAACAACAGAATGAGCGGTGTAGGACAGGAGCAGCGCATACAGACTGGACTTGTAGGACTAAGCCGTTTTATGGATAAAGCGGACAACCTGCAAAAGAAGATCATAGAGAAATCTATAAAATTTGTGCAGCAGTACTATGACACGCAAAGAGTCATAAGCATCATAGATGAAGACTATGCGCAGAACTACATCACTATGAACGAAGCAGCGCGCAATGAAAAGGGAGAGTATGACTTTGACGTTATGAGTGACGGGAGTGTCGTACCCGTTGCGCGCAATACTATAAGTGTCTCAAAGTACGACCTGATATATACGGCAAAACCGAAGTCGAACTCTATGACAAGTGAGCGCCTAAAACAAAACGTAGAGCTGCTTAAAGTGTTGCAAAGCACAGAGCCAGACCTTGTGAAGTACTTAATACCTGACATACTCCGTGACAGCGACTCGCCAAGTGCTACGAAGATACGCCAGATAATAGAGCAGCGTGACACAGAGGCGCAAAACTCTCCGCAGGCACAAGCGCAGGCACAGCAGGAGCAGGAGATAACACGGCTCAATATGCTGCTCAAACAGTCTCAAGCGAATTTGAACGAGGCAAAAGCAAAAGCGATGATAGACAAAAACAAGATAGACCTGCAAAAAGCCTACAGCAACTCGCTTATAGCAAAAGAGAGTGTACAGGCAAAGAGAGATAAGAACCAACTTGATGCAATGAGGAGAGTGAACTAATGGGATGGTATGACGCATTTAAAGGACACCCTGAGCGGGTAAACACACTGGCAATAACAAGCAATGACGGAAGTGCGGCAAAGCATTTCGGGGATGCTTTTAAAGAGATAGGCGCATCCATACAGGATGCCGATACGCAAAGGGCAAAAGAGAACCTCCTCAACTCTCAAGCAGCATACCAAACGAAAAAAGATGCACAGCTCACACACTCAATGCAGCAGGCAACACAGCAAGAAGAGCAGAAGAAGATAGACGATGCCTTTAAAAAGGACTTTAATTTTAACAGTGGCGATACGGACTATCAAAAAGCACTGCTTGAGTTTGAAAAACCAGACGGCACGTTTGATAGTGATGTAAGCAACAGCGCACTTGAGTATGCAAACAAGAAGATAACTGATGATGAGAGCGCCGCACAGACAAAGTTTAACGATGAAGCAGTAGAGCAGTCTGTTACAGGCGGGTACAAAGACATCGCTGCGTTTACCAAAGCAAACCCTACCCTTGTGCAAAATGCAGACGGCGCGACAATGGTACATATAGACAAATACTTTAGAGACAAAGACACAAGCCTCGCAGCACTCAAGTCAAAAGAGAAAGATATAAAACAGGCAACAGCCCTTGAGAAGATGCAGGCGAAGCTTGTTAAGGCGAATGCAGGGAAAACGAACAAACCATTTAGCATAAATGAGCAAAAAATTGTGGACAACATTCTCGCAAATGAGAGCTACAAACTTGATACAAACGGAAAAGTAATCATAGACGACAATGGACAAAAAGAGCTTATAGATGGAATGACACCGGAGAAATACAACTTTTTGAGAGAGAGCATCTTTCAAAAGATGTCTGAACCGAACTCAGATAAGAACTATGTCAAGATAAAAGAGAAAGCTTTACAGGAGTGGAACAACAGCAAACTCGGTAAAGCCGAAAAAGCAGCACTAGAAAAACAGCAAGCAGAAGAGAACCTAAGCCTTTGGGATAAAATAGTAGGCAATGAACCTACTCTGCCTCAAACGCAGCAACAGGTAGCTACAAAAGAAGAGAACAATGCTACTCCACAAACGCAGCAGGGAGAAGCATCATGGAAGAAGTTTCTGCCTAAATAACTAATAAGTTTGAAATAGATAGTTTATTGACACTCCAATATCTCTATAGGCTGTAGCATCTCCTCTTGTTGGGGCATAGAGTCCTATGATGATGCTAGGCTCTATTTCAAATTGTTTGTTTATAGGGTATGTAAAACCACCTTTAACTCTAAAAACAATTCCCTCCTCGTTTGGAGCGTACGCTTCTTGATCTTGTTGGTATGTACGTGTGTATTTATTATAATATAGCCCTCCACCTAAATACGGAGTAAAGTTACTCTGCTCTAAGTTAAACAGATATGCAGCATCAAAACCTATGACATGTTCATAATCCATAGATAGGCTTACTCTATAGCTATCAAAATATTTCCCCATTACAAAATATTTTGATACTGTTTCAAGTGTGTTTTCTGAGAGACTGCCCTCTGCTCCAGAATGTGTTTTTACAACTCCGTATCTTGCACCTATAAATACATTCTCTTTTGCATACACGCTAAACGCAAACATTAACAACAATAAAACAATTTTTTTCATACTAAAACCCTTTTTTTGATTTAGCAGGTATGTTAGCAAATATAAAATAAAATACAAATGTTTAGTTGTTTGCAGGTCTAAATCCTTTACCAACAGCTTCTTTCTCAGACTCAAGATAGATATCCCCTTTTTTTATACTCATTTTTATCCTATCATAATTGGCATTACATGGAAGATGGTAAATCATACTCTCTTTTTTGCATTTAATGAGTGGGTAATCTAAAGAGTACGGTTTTACAATATGGACAATATTATGCATAGATAAAACTACTCTTGCTCTATCATCTAGGTTATCATTACTTGTTATAAGCATTTTGTGAACTTCCACATCTGGATGTTCAAGCACATACGTTGAAATTGTTCCAAGAAGTTGGGTAATAGTGTTTTCATGTATTTGATGATGCTGCGCATAATTTTTACACTGAATAATAATATGCTTGTTGTTTTCTTTAACAATCAGGTCTATACCTTTATCTCTTACTCCTCTGTAAATACCATTATAAACAACGTCAAAACCAGCTTGTTCATAAGTATATCCTACCTGCCTCTCAAACCTTCGTCCAACTTCCTCTTTTTGTTCCTCTTTTGTTCCTCGTATAGAATGATTACGGTAATAATCAATACAATTTTTAATACGAAAATCTCTATTCTTCATGTTTTTAAAAAATATATTTTCTTGTATTTGTTTTTCTATCGCCTCTGCTTTCTTCTTTTCTTTTTCAATATTTTTATATACAGTTTTTCTAATTTCACGCTCAATACATTTATACTCATCTCGATTTTGAAATGTTAGATTATTTTCTATGCAATATTTCACATAGCTATAAGAACATTTTTCACATTTAAAAGGGAAATAATAAGCATATTGTATCCCATGTTCACAAGGCTTAGTGAGCATTTTATAAGCTTTTTCATCTTCTCTTTCTATATCTCTTTTGAGCGTAGTAAGTTCGGTTGCTTTGCTTCTGTTCATAATCTTTTCTAAACTCCTTTACAGAATCAGGAATATATTCCACTGTCATGTATTTTAAATGATCTTCTCTTTTTTTTCTTAATTCATCTACTTCTTTTTGCAACGCAGGTAACTCTTTTTTTGCTTTTTTTTCATCAAAATAATTACCAATTTTATCTATTAAGTATATAAATAAAAAGAAACCTCCTACAAAAAGTAATTCCTGCACTTACTTACCCTCAATCTCAAAAACTTTGTTTTTTACATCTTCATAGCTTTTGGCTTTGATGTAATTTTCTAGCCATGATTTTACCCAATATGGAACATCTTTACTACTGCCCCAATTATTTACAGATGGATACGATATGCTTAAGAGTCCACAGAACTCTTTTTTTGTTAAATTTGCTTTTTTTAATAAATTGTTAAATTCTTCTCTATTCATCTTTCCAAACCCCTAAAATACTGCATTAACCCTAAAAGGATAATGCTAAACAGTAACCTTTTTATTACATAATTATACAATAATGTACTCAAAGTATTGTTGTTTTCTTGACTTAAGTAATCTAAATATGATAGAATTTTATAATTAAATATCCAAATGGTTATAAAAAGGACTAGAAATGAAAAAACTAATTAAGATAGAAAAGAGAGTTATAGGCGCAGAGGAGCTAAACGCAGTGAACGCAAGAGAATTATGCGGAGAACTCGGAATAAAGAAACAGTATTCCAGTTGGATTACTGCACAAATAGACCGTGCAGGTCTTCGTGAAAATATTGATTACATAGTAGTATCTCAAAAAGTAGAAGCCGGCAAAGGTGTATCTACTCGAAAAGAGTACTACTTAACTACAGATGCAAGTAAACATATAGCTATGATGAGTCAAGGTCAAAAAGCTAAAGAGGTTCGTGACTACTTCATAGCAGTTGAAAAAGCTATGAAGCAAGGAAGCAGCGACTCAAACGCAATGATGCCTATGTTCGTGGAGTTTATGAACGCACAGCAAAAACAAAATGAGATGATGGCTGAGTCTATGAAGCTTCTCACTTCACTTGTAAGTGAGATGAAAAACACTCAAGCAACACAGCTCTTACAAAAACCACAAAGAGTAAACACAACTATAAGTGCAAGACAGATGGACAAACTAAACGCAGCCATAAGAAACGCTGCTGTGCATATAGCAAAGTTTCACAAGCTC